TGATTTAAAGGTGTTTTAACTAAATTAGAAACTTTAGATGCAAATCTATCAGCAATTACTTTAAACATTTCAAACGCTTGTTGTTTGTTTATTTCTTTGTCTAATAAAGTTACACGTTTGCCATCAGAATAATATGTGTTACCATATCCTATTGTCGGTACTTTTGCAGAACATAAATAAGGCTTTGCACTATATCCTTCAAATTCTGTAATAAGTAAATATCCAGCATTATTTAACTTCATCTTTGTTATTTTTTTCTAATAAATACCAACGTCTTAATGTATATCCTGTAGCAGCTATAAAAGCCAATATTTTCATTGCAGCATCTACATCAGTAAAAGATATTACAAAATAAGTGCCTGTAAATAATGATAATTTTAAATCTATAAAGTATTGTTTCATTTTCTTAATCTTTCTACTATTGTTGTAATTCCTTCTATTCCTATATAAGCTGTTGCAATTATAACCCAATCGGATGAAGTTAATTGTCCGCTAAATAAACCACCACAAGCTACCATAAAAACAAGTAACTTTCGTGAAATCCATTTACTTAATATTATATCTAATTGCTCTTTACTCATTAAAAAATTATTTTTTTCTATTTTCAATTTTTAAACCAATTATTAAATCATTTGGTATATATTCATCTGCTACTTCAACACAACCTGCAAAACTATGTACAGGATTGTTTGGGAATATTTCACTTTCAAAAACTATTTCAGTATCACTCATAACATCAAAAGCATATCCATCAGCGTAAACAGCTTCTGTTATTACTTTAAAATCAGCATCGTAAGTTCCATTTTCTAAAACAATTTTACCAATTTCAACAATTGCTTGGATGCCTTTTCCGTAACTCAATGAAGTAATACCATCAAATGTTGTTTCTATGTAAACCCCTTTTGCTAATAAATCAGCTATTGCAGTTTCTTTGTCTGTGTAATTTAACTTGTATATCATTTTAGAGGGTTGTTAATGATTGTAGTTCAGTGTTTGTTAAACGTGTTTTATATAGTTGTGCTGAATTATAATTTAATGTTTGCGCTTGAGAAAAAGTATTTAAACCTAAGTCAGAACAAGCAGGAATATTTCCAAGTGTATCAATTCCAATTAAATTTCCATTAATATAAAATGCAAAATCATTATTTTTATAAGCTGCTGCAATTTTAAATCTACCTGTGCTTGAATTTGAAAAATTTATTCCTACTTGTACAACGCCGCTTATAATAATTTCAAAACCAATTATTGAACTTGTAACAAAAATACCAATATAAGTAGAAGTTAAAACTATATTTGGTGCTATTGCAAAATATGTAAAATTTGCTCTTGAATTTAAATTTACATCACAAAACAAAGTCCCCTCTGTTTGCCCTATTAAACTACTTATTCCTGTTTTAGAAATAACATCAGCGTTACGAGTTACTGTTGAAGCAACTGTTGGAATATATGAGGTTGGATATGAGCCTACTTCTAGTTGTGCTCCCCAAATAAAAAGTCTTTCTCCACTTCCAATATAAGCTATATTTGTACCACTTTTTATACAAGTTATAAAATAAGTTCCACTTGCAAGGGCAGTTAAAGTTACAGAACATCTATACCACCCGTTTATTAAAGGACTTATTGAAGCAGTAACTCCCGAAATTGTATTTACAACAGTACCATTTGATAAATCAAAAACTTGTGCTGTTGAAGCTAAAGTAACATTAACAGTAGCTCCTGTAAGTAAACCAACTCGAGTCAGTGTATTTGCTTTTGCATAAAAACTAAATGTATAAAGGCCTGCTCCACCTCCATCATTTCCACATACGTGAATACTATTTGTTGAATTATCAATTAAAGAATCAGCATTTAAATTTCCGCTTGGGCTTATTGCAGAATTAGCACCAATAGTTGAATTTATTTTAGCCCAAATAGCATTATCGAATTCCTCACTTCTTTGCAATAAATTTGTTCTCTGCGGTTCTACCAATAAACTAGGACAACTTCCGTTTGTGTAATCAATACGAGGTACGTTTACAGCTACGCTTTCAATCAATCCCGCACTATTTACTCTCGTTGCTGTTGTAGCACGAACTACATCCATATCACCCAAAGTAGTGTTTGGAACTACTGAATACAATTTGCTTGTTTTGTATGCATTTGGCGTTACTACTAAACTCGCCTTATCTAATAAACTCATTATATGTTATTTAAATTAGTCAATGTTGTATTTAAACAAGTTTCTGCTTCAAACAATCCGCTATCTGCTAAAACTCTTGTTTTAAAATTAATTATTATAGTTGGAACTGGCGAACCTACTATATCTGTTTCACCTGACCAACTTAAAATATAAATAGAACCCCAACCAATTAAATTATTGATAGCACCTTGACCCCAACCAATAACGTTATTTACAGCACCTTGTCCCCAACCTATATTATTTGCCATAATTAATAAACTTTAGTTAGTGTGAAATTTTGTGAACGTATTGTATTAGTTGCAGACGAAGTTATCCATTCTGCTGTAATAGTTAAAGTATTTGAAACAGTAGTGTCAAAAACAGTATTGCTTATTTTACCAAAGTTAATTCCTTCAATTGCATTACTTGCATTTTTATTATATGTAAATACACCATTTGCTGTTAGTTCAGCAACTCCAGCACCACCAATTTTAGAAACTGTAAAGTCTAATATTAAATCAAAAAACTTATTAGTAGCAGTTGCCAAAGTATAAACCAAAGCATCAATAATTACAACCCCATTTGAACGCACTCTAAAATGTATTTGTTCGTTATTTGCATTTGTCAAATTACCGCACATTTTAGCAACAAATGAATCACCAACTTTAAAAGCATTTGCAGGAACACTTAATGTACCAACTCCTGTTCCTATTAAAGATGCTTCGCCACTTGCAAATACAATAGGTGTACTTAATGCTGTTTGTGCATATAAACCTTTTGAAACTTCAGCAAAGTTATCATTTACTTTATCAAACGCATTTCTTACTGTATCACCAGTACCATCGTTTGCAGTTGTTCCTATGTTAATTACTTGTATCATTTTTTTTATCTAATTTATTTAAAAAAATTTCTAATTTCTTTACGTTTACTTCTTTCGGCTTATATGTTTCTTTTATAGAATCCATCCTGTAAAATTTGCGTCTTTATCAGGATATACATCAGCATTTGAATTACTATTATATTCAGGAAATAAAACTTGGTTAAAACTCATATAATCTATAAATCTATTTGTATAAGATTGTGCAACATCTCTTTCTTTTTCAATTAAAAAGTCTATTTCATTCTTTTCAACTGTAGTACTGTTTTCAGAATTATGTTTAAATACTCCTTTATTTGATACTTTATAAGCTGCGTAAGGTAAAAACTCTACCATTGCCCAATGTATTACCATCGGTTTAATATATACGCTTAAAAGCGTTGTATATGGACTTGCTAAATTACCTGCTACAATACCATCATTAATTTTGTTGTATAGTTTTGTTCCTAAATAGTTTTGAATATGTAATTGCTGTGCTTGAAAAATATATTGTGTGTAAATATCAGGGTCTAAATTACCATTTAAAACAGTGAATTTAACTATATCGTTTGTACTTATAAATAAACCTTGTGCCATATCTTATTAATTTGTATATCCCATTTTATCCCAATACTCTTGTGTGTATCCTTTTGTAGGCATATCACTTGGTTTCATTGCTACTTCTTTATCGTTTCTAATTCTATAACCATATTTTTCAGCAGTTGCAGAACTAATAGCTTTTGCATTTGGATTTGTAGGGTCAATTTTAACACCATCAAAATTAGCATAAGTTCTACGCAACCATTTATGATTGCATCTTGCTCCACCCTTGTATAACCATACAGAATAAGAATCAGAACCTTTAGGTCCAAATCCAGCATTAACAACTTGCGTTTCCATATTTACAATATCTTCTTTACGATATACTTTTTCAGCTCGTAACATTTTACTGCAAAATTCTCTTTCACCGCTTAAATCACCACTATATTTATATCTTGTAATAAATTGAACTCCATCAATAACTTTGTCTTGTTCAGGACTTTTAACATTTGGTTTTGCTGTTCCTGTAGAAGTTATAAATTTCCACATTTTAGATAATGTGCTTTTCTTTTTATTATTTAAAGTATTAATTTCAGCATCTAATTCTTCTTCAGAATCATAATCTACTTCTGTTTCGTCAATTAAAAACCATTCGTCACTTAATGTTTCTCCTTTTTCAATTAATAAATCAGCAATAGAGTCTGTAGCTAAATTATGTGAACACATTTTAACTCCAGTTTCTTCTTCAGTAGTTTCAGCGTTCATACCTGTAGTATCAACAAATTCTAAAGGTTGTATTGTTTTAAAATATAATTTTAATGATATACTATTAACTGCTAATATTTCATCTAAAGCATCAATTATTTCTAATTGATATGGTTTTATAACTATGTTGTCAAATAATAGCGTAGCAGTCTTTATTTCATCTGCATTGTTACCTAATCCACCATCACCTGTTCTAATTCCTAATAACATTGGACTTGTAACTCTATGTCCTACAATTAATTTATCAAAACATTCTTTACTTAAATATTCATAGTGTGCAGGTGCATCATTTAAAGGTAAATCTTCAACTGTAGTTTTACTTTCAGCATTAGCATTAAAAGCAATAATAACTTTTTCTCCTCTTGCTCCTGTTAGTTTACCAAGTACATCACGTTTCATTTTATCGCGCATTTCCTCACTTGGAATACCATTATTGAAATTGATAACTTTAGTACCACTAAAACCATTCTGACAATCATTAATTTGATAATCTGCTATGTTTTCTTCAAGCAAAGCATAAGGTAAAGAACCCGAATAATCTATTGGACTATAATAATCAAATCCACTAACATAAGGGTGTAAAATATAAAGTTCAACTTCATTACCATTACCAAAACCAAAAGCAGGAATGCGTTTTAATTCTTCACTTGGTTTCTTTTTAGTCCAATCAGGGTGATAATACCAATTTTCTATTTGTCCTTTATCATTACATTTTTCAGCACGTAATGTATGCATCGGAAAATGAAGTATTTGCTTTACTTTCTTTTTTTCCATTACAACCTGCATCGCAGCCATTCCTAAAAGTTTTCTTTCTAAAGCTATTTTCTTTAAATCAGAATCTTTTACAATAGATTTCATTTGTGCATATTCATTTGGCTTTCTGTTAGAATCTAAAGCATCTAATCCTTTTCCATAAATCATATTAGCAACCCCTGTAATAATAGCACCATTTGTAGCACTGTATAAATATCTATCAATTAAATATTGAAAGTAATTATTATCAGCACCATACTCAATATAGTTATTCTTCTTGTTTTCTTGTATTATAGGGCTTGTATAAGCACTTAAATTTACAATGGATATATTACTCATATATTTTAAATTCGTTTGTTGTAACGTTCGCTACGTATTGATTTTCATTAACAGTATAGTTATTCTTGTTTTGATTTGTACAAAAGATTTTGTCTCTATAAATTAAAGAATTTTCACTACTAAATTGTGTCATATCTGCAGTTAATATATTATTATCAGCTGTTTTAATTCCGTTGTCAGCAGTAAAAGGTAAAGCAGTACTTAATATTGTTAAATTATAAAAAGTATTTTCTTTTAAATCTAAAGCTAAATCACATTTTAAATAATATCCATCAACTACAAATGTAGGATTTAATGTAACTGAAATATTAGTTGTTTCGTTTCTTAAAATAAGAGTATCTGCCGAGTAAAATCTCGGTATGAATTTTATAGTTTGTGATTCTATTTGCTCTTTTAAAATTATCATATAATATTTTTTATATTAATAAATTAAAATATAAATTGTTTTAAAACAAAAAAGGCATACTAATTAAAGTATACCTTTCTTTAAAAAAACAAATAATAATTATGCTACAGTACCTTCAACGATAGAAGCTAAAATACCTGTAGTTAATGGTCCCGTAACAAAGTTTGCAGCAACAGGCTCCATTCCTTGAAATTCCATTTTATAACCTGACATATCTCCCATAGCAGCACCATTTGAAATAGTTGCAGTTACTAAGTCCATACCTTTAGTCAAACCTGCTAAAAAGAAAGACCCATTGTTATCCTCAATAATAACTTGTGGTCTTCCATAAGAAAGTAATTTCAATTGTTTATGGTCAGCAATAGTTAATTTAGCTAAACTTAAACTTAATTTTTGGTCTACAAATGTAGTTCCATTTTCTCTTGAACTTGTTACAGTTTGTTCAAATGTAGAAGTTCCTTTTAATTCATATTTATAACCGATAGGAGTTCCACCTAATCCAGTTATAACATCTTCTAATCCTGCAGTTGCAGAATAAGTTACAGTTGTTGCATCACCCCAATTAATGAAGTATACAGCTTTTAATCCACCTACTGAATTTTTACATTGTTCAGCACGTCCTAAAGAAATATCGCAAGGCATAGTTTATATATTTTAAAGTTAATAAAAAAGGGAGCGATTAAACTCCCTTCTTAATTTGTTTCTAATTATGCAGCAGGAGTGTAAAGTACAATTTCAGA